GAGTGGGTTGCTGCACGGGACTTCAAGGTTACTTCAATGAAGGAAGCACTTGCAAAAGTTTGGGGTTTGGATGAGAAAGCACTTGACAAATCCTCTAAAGAAGAGTATGATGAAGAAGATGAGGAGCTCAAACCAGTTAAAGGTTCAAAGACCATGACAGGTGGAAAAGTTGCAAAGGTAGAAATTCAACCCAAAATTGACGGATAAAATGAAAGACTTGTTAGAGATGATGGAGGCGTCTAAAGATGATCTCCCAGAAATCTATTGTGATATGGATCAGGTTCTATGTAACTTCATCGGCCGCGCTGAAGAAGTTATTGGTATGCCCTTTGCTAAGTTTGGTAAGGACGACCGCTGGATTAAGATCAGGAACACGAAAGATTTCTGGGCAAATTTAGATTGGATGCCGGGTGCAAAACGGTTATATTCGTTTATTCAGAAGTATGACACGCACATCCTTTCTGCTTATTCTGACCGTGATGATAACTCCCGGCCGGGTAAGAAAAAATGGTTGAAGAAGAATACTAGAATTAAACCTCGTAATATTAATCTTGTGAAGAGGGCAGATAAACAGAAATATGCTACTACGAATGGGAAACCAAACGTATTAATTGATGATTATAAGAAGAACATTGTAGAATGGGAATCGAAAGGTGGTATAGGCGTTCATCACACAGAAGTGGGTAAAACCATTGCTGAGTTGAAGCGTCTAGGTTTCAAATAACATAAATAGAAACAATAATAGATTCTGGGGCGAATAAAGCAGGAATTTTCCTGCCTCCTACCTAGAAGACAAAAGGAGAATAACATGGGTTTATGGGGAAAATCAAGAACAGCGGAAAGCCGTCCTAAATTCCTTCCAGTAGATAGTAACGCTGCCGGTTCGATGGGCGCTCGGGAAAACGCTATTGCCACTGATGGTGGTTGGGCGTTGTCGCCGGGTCTTGCTGCATCTGGTAATGACAATGCTGATGCACAACCAGAAATTTTGGTGTGTATTCGTAACTTGGCAGATTCTTTCGGTTCTGCACAACCAATTTCGATTGATTGGACACAGGGTGAAGTTGCTGATACAGGAACATTCGATATTACAATTACGTTTGATGAGGCAGTTGATATTACATCTGCTGCTAGAACTGCTAACCAGACTGTCACAAACAAAGCTTACATTCTATTGTCTCGTTTGGGTGTGTCTGACATGGTTGAAGATAGCACAGTGGCGTGTCAGTACTACTCTGGGTCGGGAACTAACCAACTGACATTTAGAGGTTTGCTGCAGACGAATGCTGCTGCTGGTTATCTTGCATTTAACGGTGCGGGTTCTGGTGATACTGCAACTGCTGGTCTTGCCGCTATCGTATTTGATGGTACGTCAGTAATGAACGAAGAAGATGGTCGTTCTGCTTTGGGTATCATGCAAGAAGAGGGAACACAGACATCTCCTGCTGATCGTATTGTTCTAGATAGTGCTGCTGCGATCACTGCAAAAACAAACGGTGCTGCTACTGCTTCTACAACTCTGACACTAGACAACAACTCTGGCACAATCGCGATTGGCCAGAAAGTCTACGCAAAAGTTGGTGCAACGTCACTTGCTGATGCACAGGGTGATACTGGTGTATCTCATGATGGAAGTCTTACAGTTACAGCCGTTGCATCTCAGAACAGCATTACAGTGAGTAAAGCGGTTACGGTTGCTGATAATGTAGACCTTAACTTTGCTGCTGACGGTCATGATGAAATCATGGTTGAAAGTATTCCGTTCACACTTGCTGGTGTCAATGGTACGACTAACATCATGACAGGCGTTACGTTTACAGGTGGAGATAGTGCAGTTTACATTGGTCTGCAAGAAGCGGGAACAGACGATAACGATCAGGGTGAGGACAAAATCATTCTTAACCAGACTGATGGTTCTGGAACTGATGCTGGTGAAGGTATCGTTGCAGAAGATAAGACCAGTGATATTGCGGTATACACAGAACAGGGTAGTTCTAGTAACTCTGCTGCGGTACTGAATGGTGTTACAGTTGCTGCGTCATAAGTTGTATAAATAACTATATACTATGTCATGATATGAGAAGGAGAAATTATGATCGATATTGACAAGATTAATGAACGTAAAGAAGTTATTGCGAAAGACATTGAAGCGGTTCGTGCCCGGATGGGAGAAGCGCAGAAGAAATTCGCAGAGGACCAATCATTGTTGCAGGCACTTATGGGTGCATTTCAACAGTGTGACGCCTTTGCAAAAGAATTTAATGATGATACTCCTGTTGAGGAGAGTGATGTAGAGAATAGTGAAGACCTAGAGGACATGAGTCCCGGCGGTACTGACTAATATCTACAATAGCATTCCCACAATTTCGTGGGTTAATATAAGGAGAAGCCAAAATGGCAGATAAGAAAATTACAGCTCTCACAGACCTTTCCACCGGAATTGCGTCTGCTGACCTGTTTCACGTTATCGATGACCCAACGGGTACACCGATCAATAAGAAGATTTCCGTAGCGAACGTATTCAACTACATTCCTGTTCCTCTTGCGACGAACACAGCGGAAACAAAGACAGCCAACGGTGCTTTGACACTGACCAAGGGTATTCATATCCTTGACGGTACAAACGCTGCTGCTGCGATGACTCTTGCTAACGCCACAATCGTTGGTCAGATTCACACAATCGTTGCTAAGAACGTAACGAACACGGTTGACGTTGACCTTGTTACGACAATCGGTGCGGTTGCGACTGCCACGTTTAACGCTGTTGGTGAAGCGATTATGCTTCAGTGGACAGGTACAGACGGTTGGGCCGTTATCGGTCACGGCACAGGTGCCACGGGCGATCTGGGTACAGGACCGCAGCTTTCGTAGTATTTTCTACGCTTGCTTGGTGTGGGGGGCTTGTCCCCCCCACCATTTTATACATTGGAGAATTTAATGGTTGAAGTTTTATCAGAAGTAAATTGGGGCAAGGTAGTTGAGCCTGTTACCAAAGTTTTTACTAAGAAAAAAGAAGACCCTAAATTCCTTGAAGAACAAATTAGAGATTACTATCCTTGTGACGTAGAACCGAAGGACGAAGAAAAATGAAAACATTTAAAAATTTCGTATTAGATGAAGCAACATTTAACACAACTATGAATGCGATGCATCAGGACGTTCCGACAGGTGACTATTCTGATCCTAAAGTTGTGAAGGCACTTAATACTTTTGTAGGTACAGTAACACGGGCTACGATGGATGGAACAATGCTTCCTGAGATGGTCATTAGTAAGATGAGAAATTCTCTGAGTAAGATTGGACTGACCTTTGATGAAGTCCCAATGATGGAAGGTGAAAGTGGTTCCTTCGAATTGCCCTTGACCAGTTTTGGTGGTCGTTTTGGTAAAGGTTTGGATACCCCATATGATGAGTTTGCAGAGGATGACGGTATCTCGCATCAGGTAGAGGGTGGTCTTAAATTGGTGCTAGGATATAAAATGCAAGAGGATAATTCGTGTAGGTTGACTGCTTCTATTAAATAGTATGTACGAAACTATAAGCTCTAATAATTTCATGATGTATGCGATAAAACATTATGAAAACCCTCATTGCGAAGGAGAAAAAGAGTTTCACGATGATATGAAGAGGTTTAAGTATATCAAACGTCTTCTAAAGAAGTATAAAGTGAGTGGAGTATTAAAAGAACGACTGCTTCTGAACCATATCATTATTCTTAGGAACTTGTTTGGAAATGAGGCATGTGTTACACTTTTACTTTATAAGACACACCAAGAACATCTTGCCGCGTTAAAATCTTTCCTACTTTTCCTAAATATGATTAGAGATGATGAACTAAAAACAATTGATCAAGATGATCATGTTTTCGATGTATTAAGGAAAATCTAATGGGAAGAGCGATAGACTTATTCGTTACATACAGATTTATAAAACTGTTAGTCACTCCGTTTGAGAAGACTGAAGCGTATAAGCTTGGTATCATCGACAAAGATGGTAAACGTAAGACAGAACAGACAGTATCAAGAGGTGTTCGACCCACTGACCTCAATACTGCTGAGAAGAAGAACGCATACACTGTTCTTCACAAACTCGTATTCAACATCAAAAAGATTTTTGGCAAGGTGCCCGGACTTAGGACTAAGTTGGGAACCTATGCTGCAGCCCTGTTCCTACTGAAAGATACATTCAAAGAACACGTTGACGACCCTGATATTTTCGAGAAGGAGTTCATGAAGTATCTCAAGGAAGAGGGTTACGAGATAGACAACACAATTTCCGAAGAAGTCATTGGTTTTGGAGAAGTGCTACCCAAGGGTGAGTACACTCTAGTCAATGATATCCTAAATACTGAAGAAGAAGAACTACAAGCAAAGTCTGGTGATAAGGTCGTTGCATTTGATGACGAAGCACCGATTGATACAGTTCTTGGTGTTGAGATATTTCCTATTGTTCATGTTAAGACACAAGAAAAGATTTACATTAGTTTGGAGGACATAAAATGAAACGCTGGTCAGAAGTATCCCCGTATAGTGGATTAGAAGAGGACGTTCCTACGAACAATGCAAGTAGCGGCGATATTGCAATGCCACCTGATGCGGTTGGGAAAAAGAAGAAGAAGACTCTACTTGATCGTTCCATGATGGACGCTCGCACCAAGGCATATCGTGAACACCGCGCTCGTCTTGAAGCTCGTCGGGTGAAACGAGAAGAAAAAAAGAACAAGAGCAAGTTCATTGAGAAGGTCAAAGAGGAAGTTGCGTCTGAGATGGCATATGGTGCTGGATACGATACAGTCAAACCAATGGCCAACATTCAGCCTGTGAATGCTGCGAAGTCTGGAACTGGATACGAACTGTATCACAAGCAGTTTTCTGGTGCCATGCAACACGCATACAAATTTGCAAAGAGCAAGGGTTACACTGTAAACCCCAAAGATATTGATGACATGGTTGCATCTGGTCCAAGAAAACCAAGCAGTGGTAAAACTAACAGTTATACCCTTGGAACAGACAAGGGTAAAAAGGTACAAATTCAAGTTACTAATCTTGACAACAAGAGATATGAACTGAATATGTATATCACCTGATGATTAAGGTCTATTTATTTCTCATCATCATGGGTGTGCTTGGCGCTGTAGGTTACGGTGGGTATATGTATTACAAGGATACTCAAGAGCGTATTTCTATTCTGACTGATAATAACGCAAAACTAGAAGTAGCTGCACAGCTGCAAGAAGAAACTATTAATACGATGATTGAGGATGTTGAAAGAAATGCAGAACTAAATAAAGAACTGCAAGACAAATTACAATTAGCAGAGAAGTATGGCGACCAGTTGCGTAACACTCTGCGAAAACACAACCTAACACACTTGGCAAACAAGAAGCCGGGTTTGATAGAGAAGAGGATGCAAAATGCGACCAATCGTTTATGGGACGATCTTGCTATTATCACTGACCCTAATGGGGTGCGGCCGGATAATGCCACCGAAGGTGGTGACGGTGACAAAGGTAGTAAAAACGGAAATTCCGGTAGTAGCAAGACCGAAACAAGTCCAACTAAATGACGTTAAGATTTATGTAGTTTCAAAGGTAAACTACGATGAATTTATTAAGTCATATGAAAAGAAGAATGGAGCGGATTCGTACATTGCGCTATCAGTGAAGGACTACGAAAACCTTAGTCTAAACTTTGCTGAACTAAGACGATACATAGAACAACAGAAACAGATTATTGTTTACTACGAAAATGCAGTAGCACCGAATAAGGAAGAGGAAGATGGGAAAGTTCAATAATAAAATTTCAGCTGAATTTCATCCACCCAAGAAGTGGATTCTGGAACGTGCTTTGTCATATCAGAATGAAGAGATTGATGAAGACGCACTAGAGGCAGTTGGTGTCAAATGTCCCGCGAGTAAGATTACTTGCCGGAAAGGTTTTGTTACTGATCTTGCTAGTGTTCCTCGCGCAATCTGGTGGTTGATTTCTCCGTGGGATATTGCCCGCGCAGCTATCATCCACGATCTTCTTTATAAACGTATTCGTCAGTATCGTGCAAAAGAGGGTTTACTTGACGCACACCCTACAGCAGATACAGTTGTCAGTAACTACAAGTCTGCAAAGAAAGCATCAGACAAAGTGTTCCTGATGGCAATGAAAGATGCCGATCCGTCAGTTCCGAAGTGGAAGATGTATGCTGCATACTATGCGGTTGTTCTGTTCGGCCGCTGGTCTATCATTCCAAGGGAAGATGACAAATGATGGCCGAAGATTGGGGTGTGACCTACTGTAAAAATTGTGGACACCCATCACATTGTGGTGGACCCCTACAAAAAGAACACCGTGGATATTCCGGCGAAGGTGGAATTATGGGCATGATAGAAGTGTGCAAGTCTTGTCGTTGTGAGAAATGCATATCACCTGATTGGGGTTGATATGTGGTTCTTTTTAATTAGTAGTATTGCCTCCAGCATTATTGGTAGTGCCGCAGATTCTTGGTTCGCAGATACCAAGATGGGAAAATGGTTCTACCGTAAGGTTGATGATGTTGCATCATGGGCATCTAGGAAATTGGGTTTGAAGGTTCTTCAAGATGAAACAAATTGGAAGACGAAATACCCAAATGTCGCAAATAAAATGGACGACCTAGAGGCCAGAATAAAACAACTAGAGGAGAAAAAATAATGGTTAATTGGATTAAAAATCGAGTAATGGAACGTACTTCATGGGATGGTGGCGCACTTATCGCTGTTGGTCTTGTGGTGTTGTTCCTTGGACCCTTTGCAAAGTATGCCGCTATGGCAGCTATCGCATGGGGTGTTTTAACCATGCTGAAGTCCGAAGACTAATATCATGGCAGAGTTGGAGACAGAGGTTAAACTTCTCAAAAAAGAGTTGCAAGACCAAGCAAAAATACATGATCGTTTGGACGTTGCGATTGAAAAACTAACTGATGTCTCCAACTCTATTCATCGTATGCTGGCAGTGCATGAAGAGAAGATTGCACGGCAAGAAGAAGCAACAATAGCAGCAGATGCTAAACTAGAAATCCGTCGCACAGAGTTGACTGCCAAGATAGACGAACTGCATTCTCGTATTACCACTAACACCAAAGAGATTATGACAGCTGCTGCAAAACAACACACTGAACAGAACAAAGAGATACAAAAGATTAAGGACGAACTTGCTGCAAGAGTAGGCGTCCTAGAGAAATGGCGACATGTCCTTATCGGATCATCAATCGTCGCAGGATTTATTTTACATAAAATGGTCAATCTTACTTGACATTTTACCATAGAGATGTTACTATCTGTGGATGTCTTATATTGATACCAAATACCTAAACATTATCAGTCCATACCTTCAACAGTTTAAGAAGAAGGGCGATAATCTATGGAACTTCCGTTGTCCCTATTGTGGGGATTCCCAGAAATCAAGAACTAAGGCTAGAGGGTTTGTCTTTCGCAAGAAGAATGACCTGTTCTTCAAGTGTCATAACTGTGGAGTTGGCGCGTCTTTGGGTAATCTTGTCAAGACCGTAGACTCAAAAACTTACAAAGACTATATATTTGAACGATACAAAAAGGGGGTTGAAACTCGTAGTAGTCCTCAGCCGGAGTTCAAATTCAATGCACCAGTGTTTCGCAAAAAGGGTATCCTTGAAGGTCTTCAATCTATTAAGAACCTGCCTGATGACCACCCAGCGAGACAGATTGTTGAAAGACGAAAACTCCCTGTGGAATCGCTCTCCGATTTGTATCTATGCGAGTCATTTTTTAAATTCACGAATTCGATAATCAAAGGTAAGTTTCCTTCTTTGGATGGTGATCATCCAAGGTTGCTTATTCCGTTTCGTGATGAGAGTGGTGAAGTGTTTGCGTATCAGGGTAGAGCCTTTGGTAACGAACAACCTAAGTATATCACCATCAAGATTGATGAGGAGCGTGAGAAGATATTTGGTCTAGACAAGGTAGACAAAAGCAAACCTATCCTTGTTGTCGAAGGCCCATTAGATAGTCTGTTTCTGGATAACTGTATTGCAGTTGCTGGTGCAGACTTTAGTAATATAAAGGGTGACCTCACGGTTATCTACGATAATGAACCTAGAAACAAGGAGATCAACAAACAGATAGAGAAGACGATTGATCAGGGGAAGAGCGTATGCCTGTGGCCTGATACTATGAAGTGTAAAGATATCAACGATATGATTATCGCTGGTTATTCTAAAGACGTACAAGAAATTATAACACATAACACCTTTTCTGGAGCATCGGCTAAGTTAAGGTTCGCAGAATGGAGAAAAATAAATGCCTAACAACTACTTACCCACACCCTATCAAGAATTTATTCACCTATCAAGATATTCGAGGTGGTTACCAGAAAAAGAACGTAGAGAAACGTGGGATGAAACTGTAGCAAGGTATTTCGATTTCTTCAAAGAACATTTAAATGATCTGCATGAATACAAACTTACAGACAAACTCAGGAAAGAACTAGAAGAGGCAGTTCTATCTCAAAAGGTTATGCCATCGATGCGTTGTCTTATGACTGCTGGTGAAGCACTAAAACGTGAGAACATTGCTGGGTATAACTGCTCTTATGTTGCAGTTGATCGTCCACAGGCATTTGATGAAATCCTGTATGTGTTGATGAACGGCACTGGGGTTGGGTTCAGCGTAGAACGTCAGTATGTTTCTAATCTTCCAGACGTTGCAGAAGAATTTTTTGAGTCGGACACTACTATCACCGTTGCAGATTCCAAGCTTGGTTGGGCAAAGGCTCTCAAGGAATTGGTTGGTATGTTGTATATCGGTCAGATTCCACGTTGGAATTTGTCTAAGATTCGACCAGCGGGTGCGCCTCTCAAGACCTTTGGTGGTAGAGCATCTGGACCAGAACCTCTAGAAAATCTGTTCAATTTTTGTGTTAATGTTTTTCAATCAGCAAAAGGTCGTAAGTTATCTTCCATCGAATGTCACGATATTGTTTGTAAGATTGCAGAGGTAGTAGTTGTAGGTGGTGTTAGGAGAAGCGCACTCATAAGTCTCTCTAACCTCTCTGATGATCGTATGAGAGCAGCTAAGTCAGGTCAGTGGTGGGATGATAACCCACAACGCGCTCTTGCAAATAACAGTGCGTGTTACACAGAGAAACCAGATATTGGTGTTTTCATGACTGAGTGGAAGTCTCTTTATGAGTCTAAGTCAGGAGAGCGCGGTATCTTCAATCGACAGAGTGCAGTTAAGATGGCTGCAAAGAATGGACGTAGAAATACAGAGGATTATGATTTCGGTACGAATCCGTGTTCGGAGATTATTCTACGCAATCGTGAGTTCTGTAATCTGTCAGAGGTCGTAGTCCGTGCATCTGATACACGGGAGACTCTTTTGGAAAAGGTGCGTCTTGCTGCGATTCTAGGTACTATTCAATCTACACTTGTTAACTTCAAGTATGTATCATCTTCATGGAGAAAGAATTGCGAAGAAGAACGTCTGCTTGGTGTTTCCCTTACTGGTATTATGGATTGTCCTCTTACAAATGGTAAGGAAGACGGACTTGACAAACTCCTAGAAGAACTAAAGGCAGAGGCAGTAAAGACAAATGCAGAGTTTGCAAAAAAGATGGGAATCAATCAAAGTGTCGCTGTAACGTGTGTTAAACCGTCTGGGACAGTCTCACAGTTGGTTGATGCTGCATCTGGTATCCATGCAAGGCATAATCCTTACTATATTCGTACAGTTCGTGGAGACAAGAAAGACCCTCTTACAAGAATGATGATGGATGCTGGATTCCCTGTAGAAGACGATGCGATGAATCCTTCCAACACTTCTGTGTTCTCTTTCCCCATGAAGGTTGATCAGTCAGCTGTATTCCGTACAGACATGAGTGCGATAGAACAGTTGGAATTGTGGTTGACGTATCAGAAACATTGGTGTGAACACAAACCATCTGTTACTATTTCTGTAAAAGAAGATGAGTGGATGGAAGTCGGTGCGTGGACATATAAAAACTTTGATTTTATGTCTGGCGTCAGTTTCCTTCCATTCTCTGAACATACATACAAACAAGCACCATATCAGGATTGCACAAAAGAAGAGTACGAGTTCTTTGTTGATAGAATGCCTCAAGAAGTGGAATGGAGTAAGTTGTCAGAATATGAAAAAACAGACATGACAATTGGTGCTCAAGAATTGGCATGTGCTGCTGGATTTTGTGAAATACAATAATGAAATTGGTTGTATGTGAAGAATGTGATGCAGAGTTTCGTATAAAACACGCTATGGATGAACACTACTATTCTGTAAAGTTTTGTGTATTCTGTGGAAATGAACTTGCAGAAGAACTTGAAGATGAAGTAGAAGAGTATGAGGATGATTGACAGATTGATAAGCTGGGTTTATACTCGTAAGATGTTTGGACCACGTTGTTCTGAATATGAACCAAGTTGTGCCTGTTGTGCGGCTTGGAAATTACACGACGAATTGTGTGAGGTTGAATAAATGACTGATATGATAGATTATTATGAAGAAGTACTGATCCTTCGCAAGAAGGTTGAGAAGTACGAGACTATTATCAAACATGCAATGGCTGAAAGGTCTGGTGTGTTCTTCATCTGTGGTGAAGCAGGTGAGAAGGATAGCATGGGGTTGCCAGAGAAGATTATGGTTTGCCCAGCATACGGACTAGACGGTTTTGCATCGTATAAGAAGGACAGAGATTACTCTGCTCCCGGCTGGTGAGGCGAGGATGAAGATTTTAATTATTGATCCGCCTTCTGGTTGGAAGTATGGATTTCCAAAAGAATTACCAGAAGGTATCAAGGATACAAATAAATGGCTTGTTGAGAATGGTTACCCGCAGCATGAAATAGATTCATATGGTGATCATTTTTATTGTCGCTATTGGGAACATGAGGTAGATGAGTGAGGCGAGGATGAGTAATTTCTATATTAATGGAACCAGACGAGGTTTGGGTGAAGCACTTAGTAAATTTTATGACACGGTAGACACTCTAGAAGAATGTGATGTGTTCATTAATTGTAAGCACGATGGGTTTCAACAAGTTGATCTATTGTATAAGGCTGCTGAACTCAACAAACGTATAATCAACATAGGGTCAAACTCACCTGATCAACGTGGAAATAGGATTAGAACTTACCCAACTGAAAAAGCAGCACTAGACTTTGCTAACGATCAATTATATTATCTAGGAATAGATACGACGATTGTAAGGTTTGGTCGTTTTGATACTGATAGGGTTGCTCATATTGACGCACCAAAAATGACTGTATCATATTGTGTGGGCGTGATTGATTGGATTCTTAATCAACCATACAGAGTAAAAGATATTACGGTTACACCATGAACATGTGGAAATATTGGTGTAAGGCAATTGGGTCTAAAGAATTTGATGAAGATAAAAAAGCAGACAGGGTTGCAATAATCAGGACTGTCTGGGTTCTCCTACATATATGTACATGTTTTGCTATTATTGCAAACGCTTGGAGACATTGGTGAAAACGAGCTCAGCAAAGGCAAAAGGTCGCAGATTCCAACAGTGGGTTCGTGATCAGCTGATTGAACAACTTGATGTGCATCCAGAGGATGTAGAGTCTCGCAGTATGGGTGCTGGTGGGGAAGACCTTATCATGGCCCGTGCTGCGAGAGAGAAGTTTCCATATTCTATTGAGTGTAAGAACCAAGAATCCCTTAATGTGTGGAAATCATACGAACAAGCAGAGTCAAACTCTGGTGATTATGAACCTGTAGTGTTCATTAAACGCAACAACCAAAAACCTCTTGTAGTGGTTGATGCTGAATATTTCGTTAAATTGCACGAAAAATTGACCTAAACGAATCGAATAACCTAAATATCCATAGGAGAATACCGTATGGAAATCTTTGATGTTATTGCTGAGTTAGGT